CCCCCCCCACGAACCCCGTAACAAGGGTTCTGGGTTTCCCATGATGAGATAGGAGCACACATGGGTTCTGCACTGGTAACAACGGCATCCAAGTGGATCGTCCGGAACCTCCCCGCCATCCTGACAGGGTCCGCCGTAGCAGGTCTTGGTGGAACCGTATATCTGGCAGTCAAGGCCGATCGGGAGGTCCAGGCCATCAAGCGTCGGCAGCGCACGTTCAGTGAGAAGGATTGGAAGACCAAGTACAATGTCGCCTACAAACTCTACGTCCCCGCAGCCCTCGCCGGTGCGGCAACAGCGGCGTCCATCGTGGGTGCCTTTGCGATCGGGAATCGTCGTCAAGCCGCAGCAGCCGCAGCCTACGCGTTCACGAAGGAGTCGTACGACCGCTACCGTGCCACGACACGACAGGAGATCGGCGACGAGCGGGAACGTGAGCTTGCTACTCAAGCTGCTGAGCGAGTGAAGACTCCGCCCACTACGACAGTCGTGGGATCGGGGGACGTCCTGTTCTACGACGGGCACAGTGGTCGCTATTTCCACTCCACGATCGAGACGGTTCGACAGATCCAGAACAACCTGAACTACCAGCTGCTCAAGGGCGATCTGGTGTCTTTGAACGACTTCTACGCGGCTGTCGGTCTTGAGCCGACGGATCTCGGTCAGCAGCTGGGCTGGAACGAGCCGAATGCTATTGACATTCATTTCGGATCCACGATCACGGATGACGGTAAGCCCTGCGTTGTCACGGACTTCCTTCTTGAGCCAACGGAGGCTTGGTTCCGGTTCGCGTGACGAACACGGACTATAACGAGAGAAAGGAACCACCATGACAAGTAGAATCTCATCCGTTGCCGGATTTGTCGCTGATGTTACTGCTAGTGCTGCAGCCGACGCGATTCTGATGTCGGTGTGTCCTCCCGCTGGCACCGCCGTCACGGTGATGCGCCACGTGGGAGTTCACGCGATTTCAGCCGCAGTCGGCTCTGCCACGGGCAAGTCGATCAGAGATCAGGTCGAGGAGACGGTCGAGACGATTCGATCCATGAAACAGTCCTGAACCGGAGAGCTCAGAGTCCCCAACAAGGACTCTGGGTTTCTCCATTCGCAAGCCGAACATGCCCTATAATGAGAACCCATCTATCCGAAAGGAATACTCATGTCTGAGAACACCTCCACCACCGTTGTTGAGAACGAGAGCGAAGACGCTCCCTTCATCACGATCGACTGGACGCAGGCTGTTCCCGCAGCGAAGAAGTTCGCACGCATTGCTGCTCCCGCAGTCACCGGCATCGCGCTGGCTGTGGTGATCCGCAAGGTCGTGAAGAACGCTTCGAAGCAGGACGCCGACGTGGCCGATCTGACCGAGGGCGTTGACGTTCCCGAGAACGACTCGGCGGACGAGAACGAAGACTGACGCATCCATCCGACAGACACTCGACCCCATGGGCCCCTAACACGGGCTCATGGGTTATCATTTCACCAAGGAGCATTCTATGATCAAGCAGACCGTGACGGCTGAGGACTTCGACGGAAACTCGCACACCCAGACGCTCTGGTTTCACCTCAATAAGACGGACGTTCTCGCCCTTCAGCGAAAGCTGCCCCGAGGCATCGAGGACACGATCTCCACGCTTGCGAACAAGAAGCGTGAGGACGTCACCGACGAGGATACGTGGACGCTGTACGATTTCTTCAAGCTTCTGATGGATTCCAGCTACGGGCGCAAGTCGGCAGACGGTCTTCACTTCGAGAAGTCGGAGGAGATCCTCCACGAGTTCCAGTCCTCCATCTTCTATGACGAGTGCCTTCTTGGCCTTGTCCAGAAGGAGGAGAAGGCGATCGCGTTCTTCAACGGCATCTTCCCGAAGTCTCTGATCGACCAGGCCAAGGCGGAGCACCCCGAGCTCTTCTCCGATAACTGACCATAAATCGAAAGGAACACACATGTCCAGCAGCGTTCCGATTCGCGGATCCCTTCCTGCGAACAGCAACCGTAAGCCCGTCGAGCGAGTCACGTCCAAACCGGCCATCGTCAAGGATCGCACGATCCAGCAGAAGGCGCGGGACGCATTTCTCGGCGATGATGTGAAGAGCGTCGGAGACTTCCTCGTCTGGGACGTGGTTGTTCCGGCCGTCAAGAACACGATCTCGGACATGGTGACCACGGGCGTCAATCGTCTACTCTTCGGGGAGAACAGGACGCCTCTGAGCACTGCCAGGACGGATCACACGTCATATTCTAGAGTCTATCGGGATCGGGGTGACACCTCGTCCCGAAACAGGGGTTTCGTCAAGCCCGTGGGACAGTACGATTTCTCGAGGATCGTCATCCAGTCCCGAACCGAGGCTGAGGAGGTCCTGAATAACCTTGATCGGACGATCGAGGAGTACGACTTCGCCGCCGTCTCCGACTTCTACGACTACGTCGGTGTCAGCAAGGAGTATACTGACGACCGTTGGGGCTGGCGCGATCTTCGAGGGGCCAGCATCATGCGAGTCGCCGAGGGATACGTCATCAATCTGCCTCGTCCGGAGTCATTGTGAGAAAAGAAACCCCCAAAATCATTTCGTGGATCATTGTCGCCGTAGTCGTTCTCTCAGCGCTATGGGTGATGTGGATCTGCCCCGGAATTATCGCCAAGATCATCATCACGGTCGCCGTAATCGCGTCCCTCCTGTCAGCACTAATGGAGGATCTCAAAGGATGAAAAAAAGTCGACTGGCTCTTCGTTCTGTTCTGGTTTCTGATTGCTTGCGCATATGGGGCGATCATCGTCGGGGCCCTGATGAACGGCTGGGTTCTGTTCCTGGTCCTTCTGGGGGTTCTGTCGGCTGTGGCTCTCATCGGTGCAGGAGGCAAGTAATGGGGTTCAGCGCATTTTCCATCATCTCGCTCGTTCTGTTCGTCGCTCTCATGGAATGGACACTTCGATGAGTGTCTCGATCATCATCTTCGTCATTCTCGTCGGAATCGTCTGGGCCTGCTACGATGATTTCCCCGACTGACTCGGTGGTGGACGATGTCCTCACAGCCACCGTCTCCGCCCTGGCGGTACTCAAGATCGCTGGGGCGGAGCGAGCGCTGGCATTTCAAACGCTGGCGTTCTTACATTATATGTCACCGAGGGTACGGTATTATGCGTCTATCACGAATGCGAGAGGCGCTGATCGGAATCAATCCGGATCGAACGGACTGGGTTAAGACCGTTAACGCCCTCCCCGATTCTAGAATCGTATACTTATATCACTCTTATCGCGAAAGGAACTTCATCAAATGAGTTCATCGATCCTGACCAGGGGTTTCGGCAAAGCCTCCCTGGTTGTTTCCAAGCACGCCACGGCCGTTCTCACGGCTCTGGGCGTTGCGGCTTTCACCACCAGCACCGCCCTGGCCGTCAAGGAGTCCTTCACCCTCACGGGAGAGGTGTACGACGACCTGCTCGAGATCAGCGAGCTCAAGGAGACTCCCGAGCCGTCCGAAAAGGAGGCTCAGCAGGAGCTTGCCACCAGGCGTGCCAAGACTTACGGACGCTTCGTTCTCAAGGTCGCCAAGCACTACCGTCCCGCGTTGATCGCTGGCGCTATCGGTACCGTGAGCGTCGTTTCAGCTCACCGTCTGTCCGCCAAGCGCATCGCGGGGCTGACCATGGCGGTTGCCGCTGCCGACGAGTCTCTGCGCAAGTACAAGAGTGCCATCGAGAAGGCGTTCGGCGCCGAAGCAGTCCAGGAGGCCTTGAGCAGGAGTCGAGAGGCGATCCTGTCAGAGGCCGTCAAGGTCGATGAGGACGGCAACGAGAGTGTCGATGACGAGAGCGTCCTCGACCAGTACGGCATGTCGCAGTACGCAGTGGTGTTCGACGAGAACGCCTCTCTGTGGGAGCCGAACGAGGACTTCGACATCATGATGCTGAACGCTCAGGAGAAGTACCTGAACAACAAGCTCATGTGCGATGGTTACGTGCTTCTCAATGACGCGTACACTACTCTGGGTCTGCCCAAGACGTCTGCTGGAGCGGTCGTCGGATGGGTCTACAAAGGCGGCGAGGGAGACGGCTACATCTCCTTCGGGGACTTCGAGTCCTGCAATGTCCGCCACTACGACGCCGCCAGGGGTCGTGAAGTTACTGATTTCTTCCTGGACTTCAACGTCGATGGCGTGATCTGGGACAAGATTGATGAGGTTTCCGTCCGATGAATGCTAAAGTTGCTATTGCCGCTGCCGCCGCGCTGGGGGCTGTCGCGGGCTTCGGCCTGGGATATTCTCTGGCGCGGCGCAGTGCCGCCCAGGAGAAAGATGAGCTTCAGAGCTCCCTCGAGGCGGCGCACAAGGACGTTGAGGTTTACGCGCAGCACGCGACCGAGTCCGCCAAGACCGTCGAGAAGCTCGAGGAGAAGAGTAAGCGGCTCGAGTACGAAAACGGTCGTATGTCCTACCAGGTTCAGCAGATGAACGAGGCGAAGCGCATTCGCAAGCTCGTCGAGGAGGACTATGCCAAGAACCCAGACATCATTGATGAGCCGGTCGACATGGAGCACTCGAGTCAGGAGGCTTACGAGGCTGTTCCCGAGAGTAAGCGCATGGACGTCCGGTACTACACGGTTGACGACGTCCTCTGCGATGCGAACAACGTCGTGATCGAGGATGTCAATGGCTGGATCGGAGAGATGGGCGTCCAGAGCACTTTTGGGTATCTCACCACCTTCTACATCTACAACGCGCACAAGGACCTGCAGATGAAGCTCGAGATCGTCGAGGATTCATACGAGCAGGATGTTCTTGGGAGTATTGACGAATGAGAACTCTAGAGGATATCGAGAAAGAGCTGCAGGACGAATGGTATTTCGACGTCCTGTACGACATCGTGGCCAAGGACCGCGAAGACCTCACGGACCTGTCATACAGGATGCTTCTGGGTGTCCTGGACGGGGTGGAGTTCAGGGACACCCGCGGTATAGACGGCAATCGGATTCAGGACGCTCAGGAGCTTCGTGCCGATTTGATTGCCGAGAATGAGCTGGATCACACATACGTGCGTCCGTTCATGAACGTGTCCCTGCTCGAGGTGATGATCGCTATTGCCGATCGACTCGGACAGATCACGGGCGACGAGGACACGGCATTCTGGTTCTGGGAGATGGTCTCGAATCTGGTACTTGACGGAATCGACGACACCGAGTTCTGGTCGGACCCGGAGGGGTACGAAGCAGAGATTCTCGACCGTGCTGACGATGTCATCGACATCAAGTACGACCGAGACGGTCTAGGCGGCCTGTTCCTTCTCAGAGAGGGGGTGGCGCCTCAGGATATGCGAGACACTGAGCTGTGGTACCAGATGCAGTACTACGCGAATGAGGTGTCTCCCCTGTAAGGAGAGCACATGAGTTTTTTCAAAGTGACGGAGTACGAGGACCATAAGACCAAGGTCCGCAAAGTCCGTCCATCATATCGCAACACGCGCCCCGACGACCTGATCATTCGTGGAGGCGCTTTCTACGCGGTATATTTGCCTGAAAAGGGCTTATGGTCCACCGAGGAATTCGATCTCGTGCATCTGGTCGACAAGACGCTCGAATCGTATTCCTCGGAGCACGGGGATCCGAAGGTGATGAAGCTCGAGGACCAGGATAGCGGGCAGTACAGATTGTTCAAGTCCTGGTTGCGCAACATGCCGGACAACCCACGCGCTATGGACCGCAATATCCTATTCCGTTCTTCTCCCAAACGAAAAGAAGACTACGCGACCAAGCGTCTATCATACGATCCTGTCAAGGGCGACTGCAGCGCCTACGACAGGCTCATGGAAACGCTCTTCGAGCCTCCGGAGAGGCAGAAGCTGGAGTGGGCTACCGGCTCGATCCTTGCTGGGGATAGCAAGAAGATTCAGAAATTCTTCGTGCTGTACGGTCGCGGAGGAGTCGGCAAGTCCACGTTCTTCCGGATTCTCAACATGCTGTTCGAGGACTACGTGGGAACATTTCAGGCAAAAGCCCTTGGGCAGGCGCAGAACCGTTTCGCTCTCGAACCGCTCAAGTCGAATCCGTTGTTGGCGATCGACGATGACGGAGACTTGAGCAAGATCGAGGACAACACTCGCCTTAATCAGATCGTCTCTCACGAGAGGCAGATCATGGATGAGAAAGGCAAGGGTCTGTACGAGATCGCGTTCGACACGATGCTCTTCGTCGGCACGAACTCGCCGGTGAAGATCACGGACGCGAAATCCGGGGTTATTCGCCGTTTGATCGACGTCCGCCCTTCGGGTCTGCGTCTACCCAGAAGTCAGTACGAGCTCTGCATGCAGGAGATATCCGAGACGATTCCCCATATAGCCGATCACTGCCTCGAGGTGTACCGAAGCCTGGGTCCGTGGGCGTACGACGCTTACGAGCCCATCGCCATGCGAAGCCGAACCGAGCCCCTCTTCAACTTCGCGTTGGAAATGGAGGACGAACTCGACCAAGCGGACGGAATAACGCTTAAGCGGGCGTATTCACTGTATAAACAGTACTGCGACATGGCGAACATCGAGTATAAGATGCCGATGTATGTCTTTCGCGAATCGTTGAAGGACTTCTACAGTACGTTCAAAGATCGAGATCAACGAAGCGGAATGAATCGACGATCGGTGTACTACGGGTTCGACCATGATTCCATTCGGGACAAGGACGGAATCGTTCAGGAGAAACCAGAACCGTGGCTGAAACTGGATAGCACGGACTCGTATCTCGACGAGCGGTATGCAGACATGCCGGCGCAGTACGCCACTCCGGACGGTCACCCGGGAAAGCCATGGGATGACGTCACCAAAACTCTGAAGGAACTCGACACAAGGAGCGAACACTTTGTCCGTCCACCGGTCAACGAGGTCGTCATCGATTTCGATCTCTCTGAAGGGGGATCCAAATCTCTTGAGCGCAATATTGCAGCCGCAGCTCAGTGGCCTCCTACATACGCTGAGCTCTCACGAAGCGGAGGAGGTATCCACCTCCATTACGTTTACGATGGAGACACCGACAGACTCCGCAATTTCGTTGAAGACGGAATCGAGTGCAAAGTCTATCGAGGAAAGTCGGCACTCCGCAGGCGTCTCACCAAATGCGGAGGACGACCGACTCTTGCGCGACTTTCCGAAGGGGACCTCCCTCTCAAGGATGAACCTGTGATCTCTGACACCCGCATGAAGAGCGAGAAGGCCTTGCGCCAACTCGTTCTGCGTAACCTTCGTAAAGAGATACATCCCGGCACCAAGCCGAGCGTGGATTTCATTCGCAAGATCCTGGATGATGCGTATTCGTCAGACTTGTCGTATGATATCTCGGACATGCGCAATCAGGTTATGGCGTTCGCAGCATCCAGCACCCATCACGGGGCGTACTGCCTCGAGCAGGTGGCGAAGATGCACTTCCAGTCCGAGAATGACGAGGAATCCGATAACCAGCCTGTGGCGTACGGAGACCTCATTTTCTTCGACTGCGAGGTCTTTCCCAACCTCTTCCTCCTCAACTGGAAAGTCCAAGGGAACGAGAAGGTGGTCCGAATGATCAACCCGGACCCAGAGGAAGTAGAAGCGTTGTGCAGGAATCGTCTTGTCGGCTTCAATAACCGGAGGTACGACAATCATATACTCTACGCGCGAATCATCGGATACTCGAACTACGAGCTCTACAAGCTCTCGAAGAGGATCATCGAGTCCCACGTCAAGGCCGGCTTCGTCGAGGCGTATAACCTCTCCTACACGGATGTGTACGACTTCGCGGCTAAGAAGCAGTCCTTGAAGAAGTGGGAGATCGAGCTCGGCCTCAAGCATGATGAGCTCGGTTTCGACTGGGATGAACCGGTGCCCGAGGAGCACTGGGAACGCGTGAGCGAGTACTGTGATAACGACGTCATATCCACGGAGAAGGTGTTCGAGCACCTCCACGAGGATTGGGTCGCACGTCAGGTTCTCGCCAAGGTGGCCGGGCTTACGCCGAATCACTCGACTAACGCCATTACAACCCGAATCATTTTCGGCAAGGAGAAGCATCCTCAGCTGGTCTACACGGACTTGAGCGAGATGTTCCCCGGATACAAGTACGAATACGGCAAGTCCACGTACAAGGGCGTGGAAGTCGGCGAAGGAGGTTACGTCTATGCTGAGCCTGGTATTCATCGCGATGTTGCTCTTCTGGATGTTGCATCACTGCATCCTACGTCCATTGAGCAACTCAATCTGTTCGGCGAGTACACGTCGCGCTTTTCGGAGATCAAGATGGCTAGGATCGCCGTCAAACATGGCGATACGGCATCCGCTGCTAGTCTGCTTGGGGGTACTCTTGGTCCGTACCTGGGATCGAAAGAAGAGCTCTCAGCCCTCGCATACGCCCTCAAGATCGCCATCAACAGCGTATACGGACTCACGGCTGCCAAGTTCGACAATCCCTTTCGGGACCCGCGCAACGTCGACAACATCGTCGCGAAACGCGGGGCCCTGTTCATGGTCGATCTGAAGGAGGCCGTGCAGGAGCGAGGATTGACGGTCGCGCATATCAAAACCGATTCGATCAAGATTCCTAACGCAACTCCCGACGATATCCAGTTCGTCATGGACTTCGGCAAGAAGTACGGGTACGACTTCGAGCATGAGGCGACATACGATCGTATGTGCCTTGTGAACGATGCGGTGTACATCGCGCATGACGAATCGGGATGGCACGCAACCGGCAAGCAATTCCAGGAGCCCTATGTCTACAAGAAGCTGTTCACCCGAGAGCCCATTGAGTTCGGTGACTATATCCAGGCAAAATCAGTCACAAGCCGGATGTATCTCGCACCAGATAGTGACGACATCGTGCCGGAAGATCTCAAATTCATTGGTCGTGTGGGAACGTTCGTTCCGGTCGTCGAAGGAGGCAGAAGACTTCTACGCGAAACGCGCAGGAAAGACTCTGACGGCCAAGACGTCATATCCTACGGAGCAGTCGCGGGAACCAAGGGATACCTCTGGATGGAGTCAAGGGACGCTCTTCTGACCGGCGCGCGAATCGACCATCTATACTATGACAAGTTGGCTGAGGACGCCCTCGATCAGATTCGAAAGTACGGTGACGAAGAGGTCTTCCGAGCCGTCTGACATTCGGCAGTGGGGTCTTCATCGCGAGCCCAACAAGGCTTATAATGGAGACCCCACTATCGAAAGGAAAGACCATGAACAAGAAGCTCGCCAAGATCGCAGTTGCCGCGGTTGTCGCGGGTGCCGTCACAGGCATCTGCCAGGCCGCGTACGACGCGAAGGACAACGAGACCGATCAGGAGAAGTGACTCCGAATCCGTATCCGTGAACAACGGGTATGGATTATCATTTTGCAGAGAGGAACACATGGAGACTTTCACACGACGTCTGGATGCTGAGGAGGCGGCGATTCTGCAGGATCATGTTCTCGGTATCCTGTCCACGACGAAGGATACGCATCTCGGCCTTCTGACCACCCTCGACGAGGAGGTTCCAGAGGTCTACAGCGACTACGAGGACACCATGCTCGCCGTGATGCGCAGGGAGATCTCACGCATCACCGATTGGCTCAAGAACTACTGATAGGAGAACGCACAATGGCCAACTACATTATTCGCAACGCACGCCTTCTGTTCCGAAACTTCTCGGGGGCTCCGAACAAGTTCGGCAACACGGACAGGACGTTCTGCGTTATTCTGCCTCCCGACAAGGAGCGAGCGTTCCGGGAGGAGGGTTTCAATGTCAAGACCCTAAAACCTCGCGACGAGGAAGAGGACCCCACGCCTTTCGTCCAGGTCAAGGTTCGTTACGGGTATCGTCCGCCCAAGGTCACTCTGATCGCTGCAGGCGCGAGGAACCCCTTGACCGAGGACACGATCGGTCAGCTGGACTTCGCGGACATCGAGCAAGCCGACTTGAGTATTCGTCCTTACCACGGTCGAACTCGAGCGGGCATTGAGTTCTGCACGGCATACCTCGACAAGGCGTATATCACTATCGCCACGGACGAGCTCGATGCGATTTACAACCAGCCTGCTCCTGAGGGAGAGGACGAGGAGGTCCCGTTCTGATGGATCTCTAGGTCAAACTCTTCAACCCCCGCCGCGTCATATGCGAGACCGTCAAGATCACCGAGGAGAACTATCAGCAGGTTCGCCTCTGGGTCACCATCGACTGAAAAGGACGAACCAATGCTCGCTTCCGATATCCTGATCTGTTACTGACACAATCGTAGTGACGATGTTCCGCTAGTCCAGAAGGAGGACTGAGATGATCTACAATAAGGACGTAGAGGGTGGCAGGGTTTTCTGGTCGGCCGTGACTGCCGACAGGATTATTCTGCCGAATGGGTCGCAGTACGAGCAATTTACCTATGAGCCGACGAGCTGGTATCTCTTCATCGCGGATGACGAGTACTGGCTCTACCCCACAGAGGAGATCGAGTGCATCGCTGACACCCCCGATTCTCGACTGGTGGTATATTCCGTGGGACAGCCCTATGCGATCTACGACAAGTCGAAGTACAAGTACGAGCTCGAGGACGACAGTATCAAGATCGTTGAGAACTTGAATAGCGTCTCGCGTCCGCCGCATTATGTTAATGGCTGGAGCAACGGCGCCGAGGTGATCGACCTCACCGAGCATCTCTCGTTCTGCGCGGGCAACGTCGTGAAGTACGTCTGCCGTGCGGGACGCAAGGATCCTGACAAGTACGTCGAGGATCTGGAGAAGGCTCGGTGGTATCTTGATCGAGAGATCGCAAGAGTGAATGAGAACTGATGCGGTACCCGTCAACGAAGAACCTCGCCGGGTACTACCAGACTCGAGCGGGGGCGGTCGTGAAAGCCGAGAAGCGTAACGACATGTGGACCGTGCACATCGGATCTCGTGACGTCGTGATCATCAGCGACGACGCGTTCTACTCGCTGTTCTCGGGCATCGTCTGAGACGGCACTCGAACCCGGGGGTCCTCTGGAAACATTGGGATCCCCGGGTTTGCGCAGCACACTTTTGTATTACTACAAAGATTGGAACACACAATGACTTACGACGAGATTCTTGAGCGGGTCCAGTACTCGATATCACAGGCCCAGCGAATGAGCTCATATTGGTCGGCCACTATCAGCACCGCTCATTTCACGCAAGACGTGATTTCGAAGATGGCTCGAGACTCCATGGAGTGCAAGAACCACATTCGGGCCCTTGACAGCCTTGAGGAGGACGCTCAGAACCTCCCGCTTCTCGTAGAGGACACCGACGTCTCAGACCTTCTCGCACTCGTGTTCCAGACCAGGGATGTCTGGAGCTCCATTCGCACCACTTTGAAGAAGACCCTGGGGGAGACGATCTGAGATGGACCGCATTCGCGTTATCGTAGAGTGGACTCGCATCACTGCCCGTTTCTGGAGGCTGTACGTCGATCCCTGGAACGAGGACCAGACGTTCCTGCGTAACGACTACCGCACAGCCCACGCATATCTCGAGGAGCTGAAGTCGCTTCCGGTTACTCCGGCTCTGATCACCGCCCAGGAGGAGCTCCAGTCACTTCTCCACAATCTCGATTGGAAGGTCTCATGATTCTCCGTACCCGTGTCAAGGGTGCACCTGACATCGTGGATGAGATCACTGGACCAGTGACTGTCCTGGACGGCGAGTGGTGCATCCCGGTGACGTACCCGAATATGTTCCTCGAAGGCGACATTATAGAAGACGTGGTCCACTACAGCGAGAAGCGATGGACCATCACGGAGGCCGAGGACGAGATCAAAGCCGTCTGGAAGCACGACCGTACGGAAGAAGCACGCTGATGAAGACCATCGTATTTCACTTGACTCACACTGATCACAACGGTAACTTGCACACCGAGACTCGGCACTGGCAGGAGCGCGAGCACAGCGTTCAGAAGCTCCTGGACATCATGCTACGCAAGCACCGTCTGCACCGCCCTCGCCTGGTAAACAAGCGCTATGAGCTCGACAGAACCGTCTACCATTACCACGCGGAGCTCTCGGATGACTGAGCGGTGGCGTGAGTCCACGTACTACGAGAATACAGAGGTGAGCGATCTCGGAAACATCCGACGGACCTCGGACAAGACTCCGCGTAAACACCCTATGCGGATTCGCAATCGCGCCACGACCGCTGAGCCCTGCGTTACTCTGCACCCGATCGGTGCTAGGACTCCCGCAGGGGGCAAAGCCTGGCGCACCGTCCCCCTGCGACGAATCGTATGGGAGACATTCCACGACGAGAAGCTTCCGCGCGGCAAGTTCGTCAAATCCTTGAACGGGGACGTTGAGGACTGCCGGCTGTCGAATCTCTTCGTCACGTCGCCCCACGAGGTCAAACGAGCCAAGCTCGAGCCGTGGACCATGACCGAGGACTACCGGCAATGCTATGAATGGTTCACCCATTGCGTGAGCCTTGACGGGGTGGTCCGTAAGATCTCCGACGGATTCAGATACAAGTGGGGGACCACCGGTCAGAGTCGAAGAACGCCTTATGTCACCATATGCAAGGGAAGAACACGGGTCCATGTCGGCGTTGCCAGACTGATGGCGGACGCATGGATCCGTCCACTGGACAAGGGGGAGAGGGTTGTCCTGGACGATCCCGACGGACCCCTCACTCTTGAGAACATCCGGATCATGGATCTCAACGACGCCATGATCTACACTCGAGGCATAGGCCTTGCAAAATCGATGGGGTACTCGGCGGCAAGTTTCGAGAAGACCCCCGAGAAGCGCAAGTACGAAGCGGCTAAGGCGATTGGAGCAGTCAGTGAGTGGGATGAATACATTTTCGGTTGACGAGTACCTGAGCGGGGCGATCGACGAGACGGTCATTGTGCACCGACCGACGGGGCGCCTGTGCTGGGACCACGTCACCTGGAGTTGGGGTTGGTGCTCCGATCTCGACCGGTATGTCTTGACGATCTGGGATCCGGAAGGCGTCTCGGTTATCGGAACGCAGCTGTTCGAGAAGGTGAAGCACATCTTCGAGCGCTACACCGATCCCTCAGTGATCGTGACGGCGATTTGAGCGGCCGCGTATGGGCCCCAGTGGGTGATGGAAGCCGCGTCGAGGTATCGGTCGACGGCGTCTGCCGCACTCGGAATGAGCGATACTACTACCGGACCTTCGAGAAGGACAACGGGTATCTAGTAGTCAACCTCCCCACCTTGAGCGGAAGTAGGACGTACTACTTGCACCGCGTGGTCTGGGAGGCGTTCAGAGGTCCTCTGGGCCCTGACGAGCATGTATACCACATCAACGGCGACAAGCGGGATAATCGCCTGGAGAACCTAGCCGTACGCTCCCGTTCAGACGGCGTGCGGCAATCCTGGGCCGATCGGAAGGAGGCTTGGACGCAGATGGCTCTTGAACTGGACTCATGGGCGTGATGCTCTGGAGTCACCAGCAAGAGGCCTTGCAGAAGATGACCGACGGGTGCATCCTGAAGGGCGGAGTGGGTTCCGGGAAGTCTCTTACGGCTCTGGCGTATATCGTCGAGTCGTATGAGACCCCCCGATCCACTTCGCCCTCCGGGGCACCCGCCATGGTTTATATAATTTGCACGGCCAAGAAGAGGAATGACCGCGAATGGCATGATGAGGTCGTTCGTATGGGTCTTGAGGAGAGGGGGTACAGTGTCGTCATAGACTCCTGGAACAACATAGCCAAGTACAAGGGCGTGAGGAATGCGTTCTTCATCTTCGACGAGGCTCGTGGAGGCGGCCAGGGGGCTTGGGGGAGGGCTTTTATCAAGATAGCCCGCCAGAACCGCTGGATCCTCCTGAGCGCTACGCCCGGGGACGACTGGATGGACTACCTGAACGTGTTTCTCGCGCACGGTTTCTACCGCAACAAGACCGATTTCGTGGAGCAGCACGTCGAGTGGGACCGTTTCGCGAAGTACCCGAAGGTGAAACGTTGGCACAACCAGAGCAAACTCCAGGGTTTCAAGCGTCTAGTGACCGTGTCGATGCCCGATAAGCGCCACACGCGCCGAATTGTCGAGTGGGTGGATGTACCTTATGACAAAATGGCGTTCAAGACCTTGATGAGGGACCGTTTCGATCCTTGGAAGATGGAACCAATAGAGGATGCCGGAGCCCTGTGCTATGCGGCCAGGCGCATGGTGAACGACAACGAGGCTCGTATGGAACGCGTGAGAGCCATTCTGAGGCGTTTTAAGCGCGTGATCGTATTCTACTCCTTCGACTACGAGTTAGAGCTTCTACGTGGCTTACACGGCCTCTCAGGGGTATCTGTGAGGGAGTACAACGGTCACAAGCACGAATCCTTGCCGGAGGGGGAGTCGTGGGTGTATTTGGTGAACTACGCGTCGGGCGCCGAGGGGTGGAATTGCGTGACGACGGACTGCATGATCTTCTTCAGTCTGTCGTATTCCTGGCGACAGACGCAGCAGTGCATGGGGCGGATCGACCGAATGAACACTCCCTATACGAACTTGAGGTACTGGTTTCTATACACGCAAAGTGACATAGATCTCGCTATCCGACGTGCTCAGGGCCGAAAGGAGGTCTTCAACGAGAAATCTTGGGCTCTTAGCCGGGCCTGAGCAGCCTAACAAAAACGACTGCTGCCCCTCGATAACCGAAAAAAAAATGGCTAGGGAGGGGCAGCAGCCATCTCTCGACACAGCTGGCCCGACATTTTTTGACTACTTTTTGGCCTCCAGCAAGATTTGCGGCTACGATTTCAGATTTGGCTGGAGGACTTTTCGTTGGAATCATGCGGTTTTGTACCATCTATAAGCCAAATCCTTACTTCTTACTACTTAGAGAATGAATAATAAAAAGAGAGAGAGAAATATAGAGATTTATAGCGGTATAGGGAAAAACCCTTTTTTGACTCAAAACGTTTACTCCTGTCACACCAGTCACAAATAGTCACACCAGTTACAGGTTACGCCACAGTTTTAACATCCGTAACATCTGTAACATGCTTTGGCTCTTACGCGCTTCAACCCTCCCGATCCAAGATCTTCCATACCCACCATATCGCCTGCCCAACATGCACTATAATGAAGGAGGATCATCTCCTATCGATTTACCGGAGTCACCATGCTCGAACGAGACTTCCAGGCCAAGCTCATCAAGGAGATCAAGAACCGGCTTCCGGGCAGTATGGTTTTAAAGAACGACCCGAACTACAAGCAGGGTGTTCCTGATCTCCTCGTTCTCCATCGAGACCGATGGGCCGCCCTCGAGGTGAAGGCCTCCCCCAAGGCCGAGCACCGTCCGAATCAGGATTGGTATGTATCCAAGATGGACGACATGGCCTACGCCGCGTTCATCGATCCATCCAACAAGGAGCGCATTCTAGATGAAGTTCAACGATCACTCGAGGCTTGAAGGCGCACATGCATTCCTGAGCGCCAGCAAGTACCACTGGGTGAACTACGACGACGCCAAGTTGATCGAGTCCTACCGCACCGCCGAGGCCGCAGCTATCGGAACTCGCCTTCACGCAATGGCCGCCGAGCACATTCGTCTCGGTATGCGCATGCCCCGCAACAAGGTGACGTTCAATGCCTACGTGAACGACGCCATCGGGTATCGCATGACTCCCGAGCAAGTGCTGTACTATTCCCCGAACGTCTACGGGACTGCTGACGCCATCCGCTTCTACGAAGGTTCTCAATTTCTCAGGATCCACGATCTGAAGACCGGGACGACTCCGGTCAGCATGACCCAGCTCAAGATCTATGCGGCCATCTTCTGCCTGGAGTACGACGTCCGTCCTGGTGATATTTCGGCGGAGCTGCGGATCTATCAGAACGACGAGGTGATGATCGAAGAGCCCGATGTCGACGAGCTCGGGCATATCGTCGACAAGATCGTTCATTTCAACAAGCTTATCGAAGACATCAAGCTCGAAGATGCCTGAGGGCTAGAGCAGGAGGTTCAATGCTTCCGGACGATATTCTCGTTCACTACGGGACCCCCCGTCATTCTGGACGGTACCCATGGGGTTCGGGTAAGGATCCCTACCAGAGCGCTAAAGGCTTCTTCGCCGAGAGACAGCGCCTTCGTGACCAGGGCTTGAGCGACACCGAGATTGCTCGAGGCTGGGGGATGTCCACGACCGAGTTCCGAGCAATCGGAATGCACCTCGGCGAGGAGAAGCGGGCGGGAGACATTTCGCGAGCTGTCCGCATGAAGCAGGCCGGGCTTCCGAACACGGTCATCGCCGAGAAGATGGGGATCAATGAATCCTCCGTTCGCAACCTCCTCTCCAAGGACACTCGCGAGATCAAGTCCAATGTCAATAAAACTGCGGACATCCTGGCGGAGCAGGCTAAGAAGCACAAGTACATCGAGTACGGCGCCGGGGTTGAGCTCAACATGGGGTGTTCTGATGCAACACTTCGTACTGCGGTAGAGGTTCTCAAGCAGCGCGGGTATGTCACAAACGAGGTCTACATCAAGCAGTCCGGGAGTGATAAGTTCACCACGCTCAAGGTTCTCTCGCCTCCTGGAACGAAGCGCTCCGATCTGATGGCCAACCGTGACAAGATCCGGACTCCCGGAATCGCCGCGGACCTGGATGGCGCATTCACCACAGGGATCAAGAAGCCTTCATCCATATCGTCCAAGCGGGTTAAAGTTCGCTACGACGAGGACGGAGGTACGGACATGGACGGCGTCATTCAGATTCGCCGTGGGGTGAAGGACCTCTCGCTCGGCAACAGCGCCTACGCCCAGGTTCGAATCGCTGTGGACGGTACCCATTACCTCAAGGGCATGGCCATGTACAGCGACGACCTGCCTAAAGGTATTGACGTCGTTTTCAACACGAACAAGAAGAAGGGGACCCCGAAGCTCGGCCCCAAGGATAACACCGTCCTGAAGCCGATGAAGAAGGATCCCGACAATCCGTTCGGCGCCACCATCCGCAAGCAGCTGTACTTCAAGGGCAAGGACGGCAAGCAGAAGCTGTCGGCGATCAACATCGTCAACGACGAGGGGACCTGGGACAAGTGGAGTCAGTCTCTCGCTTCTCAGTTCCTTTCGAAGCAGTCCCCCGTCCTCGCAAAGAAGCAGCTCGCCAAAGTGCGGGAGTCGAAGCAGAAGCAGTATGATGACATCATGAAGCTGACGAACCCTAGCCTTCGAAAGAAGCTGCTCATTTCGTTGGCCGATGATTGCGACTCAGCGTCTGTCCACCTCAAGGCCAAGGCCCTCCCCGGTCAGAGCTCGCAGGTCATTCTTCCTCTCCCCCACATGAAGAAGAACGAGATCTACGCGCCGAACTATCGGGACGGCGAGGTTGTATCGCTCGTTCGTTATCCGCATGGCGGTACTTTCGAGATTCCACAGCTCGTCGTCAACAACCGTAATAAGAAGGCTCGCCGCACCCTCGGGCAGGTGACCGACGCTGTCGGTATTCATCCCAGCGTTGCGGAGAGACTCAGCGGTGCCGACTTCGACGGAGATAGCGTGGTGGTCATTCCGCATCGCGGCAAGACGAGGATCAAAGCCAACAAGCCGTTGAAAGGTCTGGAGGGGTTCGATCCGAAACGGGCGTATCCGAAATACGACGGAATGAAAGTCATGTCCGACACCCAGACTCAGATGGGCAAGATCAGTAATCTCATCACCGACATGACTATCAAGGGCGCCAGTGAGCAGGAGCTGGCCCGGGCTGTTCGTCACTCCATGGTCGTTATCGACGCGGAGAAGCACCAACTCAATTATAAGCAGTCCGAGCGTGACAACGGCATCGCCGCCCTCAAGAAGAAGTATCAATCCGGTGGAGCATCCACCCTCATCTCAAGGGCCAGCGGAGAGAAGCGCATACCCAAGCGCAGGGCCCGCTCCGCTCGAGAGGGTGGGGGTATTGATCCGAAGACCGGCAAGAAGGTGTGGGTCGAAACCGGCGAGAGCTATATCGATTCCCGGGGCAAGAAGGTGCTGCGCACTGAGAAAGCCCCCCGTATGGCTCTGACCGATGACGCATACTCCTTGTCTTCGGGAACCCGGATGGAGAACCTGTACGCCGAGCACGCCAATTCGCTAAAGGCCCTGGCCAACAAAGCGAGGAAGGAAGCCGTGTCGCAACCCCGGGTCAAGAAGAACCCCCAGGCTGCCCGGCGTTATTCTCGAGAGGTGGCTGAACTCAAGGCCCAGATCAATGTGGCCCGTAAAGCGAAGCCCCTGGAGAGACAGGCCCAGGTTATTGCTAACGGCGTGGTCGATGCCAAGGTACGTTCAAATCCCGACATGTCTTATAAGGACCGGGCCAAAGTAACGGCCATGGCATTAAAGACCGCCCGTCAAAGACTGGGGTACGATAGAAACGCCACCCGTATCCGCCCCACCCCCCTCCAGTACCGGGCCATACAGGAGGGTGCTGTGTCACAGTCAATGATTGATCAAATTCTCGAAAGTGCGGATTTGGATCACCTCAAATCTTTGGCTATGCCCAAGCAGACCCAGCCCCTCACGAGGCACCAGGCGAATCGCATTTCTATTTACAGGAAGAACGGTTCGACCGTCGCCGAGATCGCCGATGCCCTGGGCATCAGTCCTGCTAGAGTTCGAGAGTACCTTTCGGGTACTGCCATAGTGGTCTAGCCACCGGACTCTGCACACGAAGCTTCTCCGAGCTTGCGTTCCGTTGTTTCCTGATCCTGCAGAGAAGCTCACTCGGGCCTTCCCTCTATACAGGGTCTCTGAGAAGGCCTTATGCACAGGGCCTCTATGGCGGCCCCCACACAAGGGATTCTCCGTAGAGGCCCTGTGCACACCCGTTCGTACACACTATCACAGCAGAGGTGGTGCACCCATACCATGCAGGCTGCTCGGCTCACTACACTGGACAACCCTTACGATCCATTCGATTCGTTCTACCAATGGTATGAGTGGGACGAGGCACATGGGTACCACACCACCTCCTACCTGGGTAGGGTGGCATGGACTAGTGACGAACTGTCTGAAGCTGATGAAGTTCTTGCAACGAATCAAGCGATCGACGAGATCATCGAGCTCGACTTGACAGGAAACTACAAAAAGGTTGAATCAAGAGAAAGCTGAAAGTTCAAGTCTTTCTATTTCTATTTTCAACCAAACGGGGGGCAGAGGGGTCGCGCGATCGACACCCCCCGGGCTTCGGCCGTCCACCTCATATTTGACCCGGAGGGATATCTTCGGTCGGAATTCGGACCAGGCCACGCGATTCGCACTCGACGCGTTTTCTTGTGTGTTCCTTTCCGCGTCGGGAGGGGTTGCTTGAGTCGCGTGGTCTGCCCTGAATCTCGGCCGAACTCCATCACAACGTATCGTCGCAGGGGTGAAACTCAATGCCGCGTAAGGCAAAGCCTATCGAAGTGCCGAAGAGGCCGCCCCGTTCACCGGAGGAGGCCGAGGATCGCCTAATTTCCCTGGCAACCACGAGGGCTGAGATGATGCTGGCCGAGGGCACGGCGCCTCCGTCGGTTGTTATCCACTATCTCAAACTCGGCACCAGTCGCGAGAAGCTCGAACAGGAGCGACTCCGCGCCGAGAACAAAATGCTCAAGGCCAAAGCCGAAGCACTCGAGGCTTCCGCTAGAGGAGAAGAGGCGTACGCAGAGGTGCTTAGAGCGTTCCGTGCATATTCCGGCGGTGGTGTTGGTGAGGACATACTCTGAACTGATCGAGATTCCCGATTGGGATTCGAGACTGCGCTACTTGCAGACTTTCTCGGATCCATACGCACGCACATTCGGCGAGGGGCGCTACCTGAACCAGAGGTTCTATCACTCGCCGGCGTGGAAGAGGTCTCGAGACATCACGATCGCTCGAGACCTTGGTCGAGACTTGGGCATCGAGGGAATGGAGATCCAAGGAAAGCTTCTTGTTCACCATATGAATCCGATGAAGCCCGAGGATCTCATAGAATTCAACCCCGCGGTGCTCGACCCGGAGTACCTCATAACCGTGTGTCACGACACACATAATGCTATACACTACGGCTTCGCTCGAGAGAGTGAGCTGATCGAACGTCGAGAGGGCGACACCAAGCTATGGTGAACAAGTATCGAGACGAGCTCTTTCACTACGGCGTTCCGGGAATGAAGTGGGGTCAACGTAAGACTTACCAGAAGGTCGGTCAGCAGACCATCGGCTCGAAGTCCACGGCACAGATCATCGCCGACAAGCGGGCCGCACTTCGCTCGGAAACCCAAGGCCGATTCGCTAAGGCGTCCGTCTCATACTTCGCCAAAATGGCCGGAGTCCAGCGGGGTGCCGCCAATGCGAAGAAGCAACATGATTCCAAGGTCGAGCGAGAGCGGAAGAAGAAAGAACGGGAGCGGATCCGTGCCGAGAAGGCCGCCGCTCGAGAAGCAAGAAAGGCGGCACGAGGCAAGTGACCCGTTATAAGGATGAGCTGTTTCACTACAGCACAAAGCCTTCCGCTGCGCAGCTCCTTCGCAAGAAGAAGCGAATTTCGGCGGAAGAGAACGCTCAGACAGACGACGAGAAGAAACTTTCCCGTCGTCAGATGCTTCTCCAGGCTCTCCAGAAGAACCCGACGAAGATCGGTGCTGATGCAGACGAACCCGATGAGGACGAAGAAGATGAGTCGGAGCAGGACCTCTCGGCGAAGTCCAAGAGAAAGAAGCTCGCTTCCAAGAGTGTGAAGGGTAAGCCGCGCTTCCCCCTCAAGAAGGCTTCGCGCTAATGGCTGATGGGTCGATTCTCCAGACCGTCAAGAAGATGCTCGGCCTCGAGGCATCGTATACGGCATTCGACGACGAGCTCATCTCGCACATCAACTCGGCGATCTTCGAGTCGGCCCAGCTCGGCCTGTCTCGTTTTCACATCACCGGGCCGACCTCAACGTGGGGCGAATGGCTCGGCGAGGACGAGTTCAAAATCGAGGCGGTCAAGTCTCTGATCTACGCACGTGTTCGACTCGACTTCGATCCACCGAACAACTCTTACGTCACCGAGGCGTTTCAGAAGCGGATCGCCGAATTGCAGTGGCGTATCAACCAGGAGAAAGAATTCTCATGAGCAGCTCCATCTCTCGCCCCGAGGATGTCCTTGCGCATCACGGCGTCAAGGGCATGAAGTGGGGCATTCGCCGTTCTCGCAAGAGCAGCGGTCCGAGTCAGACGGGCCCAAAGAAGCAGGAGGCTCGCAAGGCGTCATCTCTGTCCGACGCCGAGCTTCAGCGTCTCGTGAACCGCGCTAACCTAGAGCGCCAGTACAACCAGGCTTACGGTCCTAAGCCCTCTCAGCGAAGTCGGCTCAAGAAGCAGCTCGCCTCGCTTCCTGGCGACATCGCCGTGAGCGCCATCCGTAACGTTGGCACGAAGTACGCCACCAATTATCTCGACAGCGCCGTATCCGCAGGAGCCAAGGCGTCTAAGAAGCGCAAGAAGCGGGGCTGAGCTCATAAATGCTCAGTAATACCGCAACCCCGCGTTATTATGCTGAGTTCCGTGCGCGAGTCCTGTCGGGGGAGATCCCGGTATGCCACGAAATAGAACTGGAGATGAATCGGATCGATGACCGTATTCGTAATCCTAGTTTCTACTATGACGATCTTGCGGTCGAGGGTTTCATCCGCTTCTGCGAATCGGAGATGACTCTCACCGACGGTCAGGACCTGGTCCTTCTGGACTCGTTCAAGCTATGGGCCGAGGAGATCTTCGGATGGTGGTATTTTATCGAGCGCTCGGTCTTCGTCCAGAACAAGAACGGTCGCGGAGGTCACTTCGAGAAACGCGAAGTTAAGCAGCGCCTTATCAACAAGCAATACATCATCGTTGCCAGAGGCGGAGCCAAGTCTCTATACGAGACGCTGCTGCAAGCGTATTTTCTCACGATCGATACCACCACGACCACACAGATCACTACCGCCCCGACCATGAAACAGGCCGAGGAGGTCATGCAGCCTCTTCGAACCGCCATGACTCGAAGCAAGGGTCCGATGTTCTCGTTCCTGACTGACGGCGAGATTCGAAACACCTCGGGCTCCAAGGCTGATCGCCAGAAGCTCTGTTCCACCAAGAAGGGGATCCAGAACTTCATGACGAATAGCATCGTCGAGGTCCGTCCCATGTCCATCGACAAACTTCAGGGGCTCCGGCCCAAGCTCTGTACGGTGGACGAGTGGCTATCCGGCGATATTCGAGAGGATGTCGTCGGAGCTCTCGAACAGGGAGCATCCAAGGTCAACGACTGGCTTATCGTGGCTGTCTCTTCCGAGGGCACTGTCCGAAACGCCAGCGGTGACGACATCAAGATGGAGCTCCTCAAAATCCTTAAAGGCGAATACCGAGACGAGCACACGTCTATATTCTACTACCGCCTCGACGACGTCAAAGAGGTCGGAAATCCGGACACCTGGGTAAAGGCTCAGCCGAACCTCGGCATGACCGTTACTTATGACACATATGCTCGAGACGTTGAGCGCGCTGAGAACGTTCCCTCAGTCAGGAACGATATCCTGGCCAAGAGGTTCGGTCTCCCCATGGAGGGATACACGTACTTCTTCACATACGACGAGACGATTCCTCATAGGAAGCAGGATTTCTGGCAGTTGCCTTGCGCTATTGGTTGCGACCTATCCCGAGGCGACGACTTCACGGCATTCACGTTCTTGTTCCCCCTCAGTGGGGATCGTTTCGGCGTGAAGACCCGGTGCTACGTTTCCGAGAAGTCCGTCCTGATGCTCCCCGCGTCACTGCGACGCAAGTATCAGGAATTCCTCGACGAGGGCTCCCTTCAAGTCATGGATGGGACTGTTCTCGACATGATGGAAGTCTACGAGGATCTCGATCGCTATATTCTCGATCAGAATTACGACGTTCGAGCAATGGGGTTCGACCCATACAACGCTCGGGCGTTCGTGGAGCGATGGACTCGAGAGAATGGCGAATACGGAGTCGAGAAAGTCATCCAGGGCGCCAAAACCGAATCCGTGCCTCTCGGGGAGATCAAGAACATGGCGTTCAATCGCCTGCTGCTCTTCGATCAGGCGATCATGCAGTTCACCATGGGAAATTGTATCGCCTTGGAGGACACCAACGGCAACCGCAAGCTTTACAAGGATCGCAGAGAGCAGAAGATCGACTCCGTGTCGGCACTGCTCGACGCTTGGGTTGCGTACAAAGTCCACCGAGAGATATTCGACTGAAAGGAGGCCGGCGGTGTCATTCGCGTCCAGGCTCAAGCACGCCTACAACGCGTTCACGAATCAGGACAGATCACCGGACTGGAATCTGGGTACTTCCTACGCCAGTCGACCCGATCTCCCTCTCAGCGTGTACAACATGGACTCGTCCATTGTCAACACGCTCTACAACATCATCTCGATCGACGTGGCGGCTACTCCGATACGGCATATCCAGCTGGGCGAGAATGGCCGCTTCGAGTTCGAGCGAGCGTCTTCTCTCAACGACTGTCTTGAGTTCGCGCCGAACAAGGACCAGAGCGGGCGATCCTTCATTCAGGACATCGTCCATACGTGCTTCGAGTACGGCGCAGCAGCCGTGGTACCTGTCGACACGGACCTGAACCCGAGGGAATCGAACACCTTCGAGATCAAGTCCATGCGTGTCGGCTACGTGACGCAGTGGTATCCGGATCACGTCAAGGTACGGCTATACAACGATCGCAAAGGCGAGCGCGAAGAGCTGATTCTGCCGAAGAGGACTGTGGCGATCATTCAGAACCCGTTCTACGAGGTTATGAACAAGCCGAATTCCACTCTTCAGCGCTTGGCGCAGAAACTCACCCTTCTGGATGTCGCGGACAAGAGGGCGTACTCTGGCAAGCTAGATATCATCATACAGCTGCCCTACACCATCAAGTCCGAGGGTCTGCAGAAGCGAGCCGACGCCAGACTGAACCAGATTTCAGATCAGCTCACCAAGTCGACGTATGGAATCGCCTACGCTGACGGTACGGAGAAGATAACGCAGCTCAACCGCCCTGCCGAGAGCAATCTTCTTGCCCAGATCCAGTATCTGACCAAGGAGCTCTACGCTCGACTCGGCGTAACCGAGAACGTCTACAACGGCACAGCCAAGGAAGAGGAACTCGCGCAGTACTGGAACCGAACGGTTGAACCGATGCTAGACGCAATTTCAATCGCGTTCACTCAGACGTTCCTCACCAAGACCGCCAGAACACAGGGACAGCGAGTAAAGTACTTGAAGGATCCGTTCCGACAGGTACCGCCGTCCAAGATGATCTCGGCTCTCGACACACTCCTTCGAGACGAGGTCATCTCGTCCAACGAAGGCCGTTCGTACCTGTCCCTTCCGCCAGCCCCTGACGATGGCGCGGACGCCCTGCAGAATGCGAACATCAACCCGTCCGCCAGCACGGCGCTGGACGCATTGCCGTCTCAGGTCACGCCGGCCCAGGACGAGTACGACACTGAACCTACGGACGGAGGTCAAAATGGCGTATGACTTCAGCGGGTACGCCACAAAGAACGACCTGACCTGCTCAGACGGTCGGATCATTCGCCGCGACGCCTTCCGTGACAACGACGGAGCCACCGTCCCGCTTGTGTGGCAGCACGGTCATAACGACCCTGCTAACGTCATTGGACACGCGAAGCTCGAGAATCGCAAGGACGGCGTGTACGCCTATTGCTCCTTCAACAAGACTGATGCGGCTGAGACTAGTCGCGAGCTGGTCGAGAATGGGGACGTGGACTCGCTGTCGATCTATGCAAACCGCCTGTCCCACTCCGGACCTAGCGTGACGCATGGAAACATCGTTGAGGTCTCGCTCGTGCTTTCGGGTGCGAACCCAGGGGCGCTCATCGACAACGTGGCCATTCAGCACTCCGACGGATCCTACGAGGACGCCGAGGATGAGGCCATCATCTACACCGGCACTACCCTCTCGCACTCGGACTCTTCGTCCGAGGATGAAGAGGACACCGAAGAGGAAGAGGAGGCCGACGTGGCCGACGAGGAGTTCGATGTCAACGAGTTCGTTGACTCCCTCACCGACGAGCAGGTTGACACTCTGTACGATTTCATCCAGTCCCTCCAGGACGAGGATGCCGACAATGACAACGACGAGGCCGAGCACGGTTTCGGTAAGGAGGATGTTCTGGTGCACTCCAACATCTTTGAGGGTTCAGATGAGCCGGTCCACGGTGAGGTTCTGTCACACTCCCAGATTCAGGAGATCTTCGAGGACGCTGCCCGCCCGGGTATGACCCTCAAGACTTCGTTCCTGGCCCACGCTCAGGACTACGGCATCAAGGAGCCGGAGAAGTTGTTCCCCGACGCCACGCTGGTGGACAAGGAGCCCCAGCGCGTCATGCGCGAGAACAGCTGGGTCTCTAAGGTCCTCAACGGCTGCAAGCACACGCCGTTCTCCAGGGTTAAGACCCAGTGGTCCGACCTGACTCCTGACGCTCTTCGCGCCAAAGGCTACGTGAAGGCCAGCCGCAAGAAGGACGTCGTCTACGAGGTGGCCAACCGTACCACCACCCCGACAACGATCTACAACAAGACTCGTATGGACCGCGACGACATCCTGGACATCACGTCCTTCGACGTTGTCGCCTGGATGAAGCAGAACCTGCGTCTCGCTCTTGACGAGGAGCTGGCTCGCGCTATCCTGATCGGTGACGGCCGCGACGTGTCTTCCCAGGACAAGGTCAAGGAGGCCAACATCCGTCCGATCTGGAAGGATGACGAGCTCTTCGCCCACAAGGTTACCCTCGATGCCACTGCGGATCAGTACGCCGTCATTGACGCCGTTCGCCGTGCTAGGAAGAACTACAAGGGCTCCGGATCCCCGGTTCTCTACACCACCAACGAGTTCGTCTGCAACCTGCTCGAGCTCCGCGACAAGAACAACCGGTACGTGTTCCAGACCCCGCAGAACATCGCCACTAGCCTGAACGTCTCCGACCTGGTCGAGGTTGAGGTCATGGAGGGCGCCGAGCGTGACGAGGGGGGCAAGCGCAAGCTGCTCGGCATCATCGTCAACCTGACTGACTACACGCTGGGTGCCGACAAGGGCGGCGAGGTCAATTTCTTCGACGACTTCGACCTGGACCTGAACCAGCAGAAGTACCTGCTGGAGACTCGCTGCTCCGGCGCGCTGACCAAGTACAAGAGCGCTCTGGTCATCGAGCAGAAGACGGCCTGATTCGTCAAAATGGCTAAGTTCTTCGGAAAGATCGGTTACGGCGAGTCCGTACAGGTCAAGCCCGGGGTTTGGCAGGACAAGATCACCGAGAGATCGTACTACGGAGACGTCACACGAATGATGAAGCAGTATGTCTCGACCGACAAGGTGATTCCGGATCTACGCACGAACAATCAGATCCGCATTCTCGCGGACGCGTTCGCTCTGGAGAACTTCGCGGCCATCAAGTACGTGGAATGGATGGGGGCGCGCTGGTCCGTCAGCAATGTCGAGGTCGCACGCCCCCGTCTAGTCCTCGACCTCGGAGGGGTGTACAATGGGCCGACTGCAACTCCATGAGTCTTTGGTTGGGGCCCTTGGCTCGGACCATGTGTACTACCAGCCACCGGAATCGGTTAAGCTCGTCTACCCGTGCATCGTCTATCAGCGCAACAACGCTTCCCCGTATTACGCCGATAACGTGCTGTGGTGGAACTTGATCGGGTATCAGGTTACGGTCATCGATCGTGATCCGGATAGTCCCGTGAACGACAAGGTGGCCGCAATACCGACGGCTCGATTCAGCCGCTTCTTCGCGACTGAGGGCCTCAACCACAATGTGTTCACCATCTACGCTTAGGAGGATGCAGCATGGCTGCTCTCACCTGGGACCAGGATGGCGCTCGCGTCTACGAGACTGGTGTTGACCACGGCGCTCTGTACGTCGTGGACTCGAGCACCGGCAAGTACGGCAAGGGCGTAGCCTGGAACGGTCTCACCAAGGTCACCGAGACCCCGTCAGGCGCCGACATCTCCGATGTCTACGCGGACAACATCAAGTACCTCTCCCTCCAGGCCGCTGAGACCTTCGAGGGCACCATCGAGGCCTACACGTTCCCCGACGAGTTCATGACCTGTGATGGCACCGAGTCTGCCGAGGCCGGAGTCTACCTCGGCCAGCAGGCTCGCGCGAAGTTCGGTATCGCCTACCGGACCGTCAAGGGCAACGACACCAAGGGTAACGCGTTCGGCGAGAAGATCCACGTTCTCTATGGTCTGACCGCTCAGCCTTCGGAGCGCGCTTACAGCACGATCAACGACTCTCCTGAGGCTATCAGCTTCTCCTGGAGTGTCAAGTCGACCCCTGCCGCGGTCACGGGTCACAAGCCTGTTTCCGTCATCACGCTCGACAGCACGGTGCTCACCGTCGCGAAGTACAAGGCCGCCACGGAGACGCTGTTCGGCAAGTCCGACGCAGAGCCGAAGCTCCCAACACCGGACGAGCTCATCGCCATCATCAAGAACGCGGCCTGAGATACGCCTGCGTCCTCGGTCGATCACAAAATCCCGAGGGCGCAGCGCCTCTATAGGAACACACATGCTCACACTTCACATCCACGGGGAGGAGAAGTACGACGATGTACGCAATCTCTTCATTCCCGGAATAATCACCGAGCTTAAGCTTGAACACAGTCTTCTGTCTCTGTCAAAATGGGAATCGATCTGGAAAGTGCCGTTCCTCGGTAATCGAGAGCGCACTGCCGAGCAGTCACTCAGTTACATCGAGTGCATGACGATCGGAAGGGTCAACCCTCTGGCGTACTCCCATCTCACACCCGAACACGCCCAGAAGGTTGCCGACTACATCAACGACCCGATGACGGCGACGACATTCCGAGATCACGGTCCGGGATCACGCGAGATCATCACTTCGGAACTGATCTACTACTGGATGGCTACTTTCTCCATTCCGTTCGAATGCGAGAAGTGGCATCTGAACCGCCTCATGACTCTGATCCGTGTCTGCGGCGAGAAGAACAAGGATCCCAAGAAGATGAGCCGGGCCGAGATAGCTCGTCAGAACCGTTCGCTTAATGCGGCCCGTAGAGCGAAGATGGGAAGCAAAGGATGATCACAGGAACCATCTCCGGGAAGTCCAACCCGGGTTCCACTGTCGTTGTGGATGTGGTTAACGGGTCTTCTACCTCTCTCACCACGATCGATGGGGACATCAATATCAAGGCCGTGGGATCCGAGGGCGCTTACACCCGAATCTACGTCTACTACACGGACAATACGAGCGCGAAGTACAACGGAACCCTCAGCGAGAAGCGACCGATTTCGTTCAACGCGACCAAGAACACCGGAGGTGGCGGCAACGGTAATGTCCTCATTCTTCCGGTCGGCGGCGAGGTTCCGTCGGGGACGCCGTCGAACACGGTGATCGTGCGTAGGACCGTCTGATGTCCATGCGAATCCGCGGATCCGTCAAAAGCTCGGATCCGACGAAGCCGCTCAATTACATGGGGGCGTTCAAAACCGGCGACTGGGGGCTCCTCGTCGTGGCAGGACAGTTCGGAACGCAGGGGGATGCCACTCCAGCGGGCTGGACCGGAATTTACGACTCGGACAAGAAGGGCGAGAACTGGATTCGCTCGACCACAGTAGCCGTGCATAAGGCCCAGTGGAGCACTGAATTCCGAAACATCAACTGGGGGTCCAAGAACGCTGAGTACAAAGGGCGCCAGTGCGCGTATCTCGTCGTGATTGACGGGTCAACCATCGACGATATGAAGCTCGAGGCGATTCACAGCACTAAGAACGCGCAGCTCATAAGCGACGTCCCCTGCTTCGGTATCATGACGATGCATGCTACTGCTGCCGAGGACGTCGTTTCCTTTCCCGCAACTACGACTATCGTCACGGACGGCGCTTGGGGGAAGCAGACCAACGCGAGTTGGAGCTCGATCGCGGTTAACTACGCCACAGCTCCCTTCACTGCGCCGGCAGGCGGGACAGTCGCTAAGAGTCGCACATTCGTCAAGGTCACGGAGCACGTCGAGCAGGCGAGCGAAGACCCGACGATGGCTAACGGTACGCGAGTGGATTACTTCGTCTGGTCCGGCACCGATGCGATCTCGTGCGCTAGCATGAAGGCAATCCCTTACGGATCTCGCTCTGTCGAGGAGATGCTCAAGACCCCGAAGTTCGTAGTGGCCCATCGAGGCGGATCCGCATCCTGGCCGGAGCACACTGAACGTGCATATTCGCAGTGCCCGATCTTCAAGTGTCACGGCCTCGAGATGAGTTGCGGACAGTCGAGCGACGGCGTGTGGTTCGGGTGCCACGACCAGTCGCTTTCTCGGCTTGTTCCTGCGCTCACCAAGCCTGTAGACCAGTACACGTGGAACGAGATCAAAGCCGCTGCTTCTAAGACCGAGAACATGCCCGCCAGACTCGACTGGTTGATCGAGCACTACATCGACAGCCATGTTCTCGTGGTCGACCCGAAATACAAGACCGGAAACTGGGAAGAATTCCTGGCGGTCTTCAAGGGACTGGAGAACAAGATCATCTTCAAGACATACGGCGACACGCAATGGGCGTTCGACCCGATTCGCGCCAAAGGCGTGAAGACGTGGGGGTATGCTTACGCCGGCGACAAGGACAAAGCCTGGTACGCGAACTGGGCCGCGGGAAAGACCTGCGATGTTCTCAGTATGGAGTACACCGCTCCGCAGGACATCTGGACCGCGCTCAAAGCCTCGGGCAAACCACTGGTCTCACACATTCCTTCTGTCCCAGAATCCGTCAAAATGGGTTGGGACAAGGGGGCAGACGGTACGATCTGCTCAAACCCAAAGGCATGCATTCCCACGTGTGCGTGAGAGGAGGATGGATTGACTGTAGCTTCATACGCTGCTAGCTGTGCTAGATACTATGCTGATGATGCGAACATCGGATACAGTCAGCCCGAACGATGGACATTCTACGACCAGTCTGACTGGGACGGTTGGTTCCACGGAATCGCGGCCAACGCGGATTGCTCGGCGCTTGTCGCGGGATGCTACAACCTGGCTGCCCACCACGAGTGGGGCGAGCCTTTCACCGCGGGATACTTCCCGAAGTCGACCTGGACCGGATCCCTTCGCGAGGAGTGCGCTAAGCGCAACTTCGCGGATATTTCAGACTCATGGAGCGGTAACGAGCCTGACGGCGGCTTCGAGGTTGGCGACATCGTCCTGAGCGAGGCTGCCTCAGGAGGCCGTGGGCACGTGGCTATCGTGACCCATACCGGCCCGACGGTCCTCGCCGAGGCCTGGATCGCGGAAGACGGTTCCATCGACGGTTACGCTGGAGATCAGACTGGTGGCGAGGTTCGCACGATCCTCTACAACGACCACCCGTATACCAACGGAGACGCCTGGACCCACTGCCTCCGCCGCAGGGACAATCACGTCTCCGTGGACGACGGTACTAGTTCTGCGAGTTCTAGCTCCTCGTCCTCGAACGGTTCCGGTCCTTCAGCCACGAGTATCCAGGACGCAGTACTGCAGGCCGCCGACAATGTCGGTTGCCCGTGGTGGGCAGCCCTTGCCTGCTTGTGGATGGAAACCGGTTTCGAAGGGGCGAACATCTACGGCAACGACGCTGGCGGCGCCTGTTCCGGATGGGGCGATGTCACGAAGGAGAACTTCGAGAACGACTTCTGGCCCATCGTTTCGAACTGGGGCACATCCAACGGCGTTGGCCCACTGCAGGTGACCTACAACGGCTACTTCATTCAGGATCCGAACCGTGCTTGGTGGGATCCGGAGAAGAGCGCGGAAGTCGGTTGCACAATTCTGCGTGATCTGATCGCTTACGAAGGTGATTCGTACGAGGACCTTCGTCGAGTCGGGTCTCGTTACAACAGCGGAAATGCTTCGGGTGCTTACGACTCCTACGGCGTTCCGTTCTCGCAGCACTGTGAATGGTGGTACAACCACGGCCGTCCTTCAGGCGGCGGAGAGGAGTCATGGATGAGTGAGGGTGTCGACATTCTCAAGGAGATGAACGCTCGCCTGATCGAGATTTCGGACCAGACCGGTTCCGGCATCGCGGGTCGACGTTTCGACGGTCCCCTGGTCGGTTGGTTCAAGACCGTGAGCGGCCAGCTCTCCACATTGAACGACAAGGTCGACGCGCTGTCGGCCAAGCTCGACCAGAAGTGATCTGAGGGGGTCCAGCCATGCCTACGGGCAAGTTCAGCGGGCGTTTTCCCGCGTGGTCCGTCGTTCAGGTTGACTGCCTCGACGGCGACACGTTCGTCAAGTTCGTGGACGGCACCGGGCGTCTGACCGGTAAGGTCGATTACCGCGAGAAGCTCGACGCTCGCGTTTGGTGCCACGTCGGCATGGCTGAGGCCTATCGTCTCGTCGCGCTCGACGCGTCCAGGGTCACAGATGTGTCTCTGGATGTGCCGGGCGCCAACGGAGGCGATACGAAAGAGCTCGAGCGACAGATAGACCTACTGGCCCAGGACGTTTCGCCGTTCGTCAAGGGGCACAGGTACTACAGCCCGGTCACCTACTTCTGGCCGGACTACTACAACGGCGCGACGTCAAAATGGAATAGAACTCTCGGATACGGATCGTCCCTCGGCGTTGTTATCATGAACCGTAACAGCGGAGACTGGGAAACGTTCGACGCCGACTTCCAGAAGCAGTCGGCTAGGGCGCTTTCCGCCGGGGCTAAGCGCTGCGTATTCTACGTCAAGACCCAATACGGCGTTGCCGAGCTTCCGAAGGACGACCCTGCTCGCGCAGGAGTACCTGACGTTGACAAGTACACCCAGGACTACATCCTTCAACAGATCGCCTGGGCGAAGAAGAACTACCCGAACGAATGTCAGGGCGTCTTCCTCGACGAGGTAGTCAACGGCTGGGGTTCGCAGGCACCCAGACTCGACTGGTACAGGCGGCTGTTCAAGAAAATTCGCGATCTGTACGGCAAGCAGTTCCTCATCGTCATCAACACCGGGTCGAACATCGCCGACGAATTCGTCAGTGCGGATTTCGACATCTGCATGTGCTTCGAGGAGAAGGCGGAGACCTACCTCAAGAACGATGCGGCGAAGCCCGTCATGACCGATCGGATGATGCAGGAGCCGGCCACTCGCTGGTGGCACGTTATCCATGACGTCACCAAGGACAACTACCAGAAGGTCGTGAACCAGGCGGCGTCTCTCGACGTGGCGCACCTCTACATCACCGACGGCCAGCTCGTCAAGGGAGAAGGCGGTCAGTGGAAGCCTGAGGTGAATCCGTATCAGAACCCTCCGAGTGAATGGCTTATGCCTCTCACTATCGCGTGGGTCAACGGCTACCTCGACATCCTTAATCGGGTCATAGCCCTGGAGGCCAAGCAGAAGTGAGCGTATCGCTCTCGCTAGACGGCAAGTTCGTCAAGACCGAGGCGTGGCTCACCAAGCTCAAAGAGCAGGAGTACCTTGACGTACTCAAGGACTGTGGTCAGCGGGGCGTGGACGCATTGAGCGATGCCACCCCCGTTGACACGGGTCTCACCTCGCAATCCTGGACCTATAACATCGAAAAAGGGTCCGGTGTCGGCCGTATCGTGTGGTCGAATTCTCACGTCGTCAACGGTGTCAACATCGCCGTGATTCTCCAGTACGGACATGGCACCGGAACAGGCGGCTATGTCCAGGGCAGGGATTATATTAATCCGGCCATGAAACCCATATTCGACGAGATCGAGCAGAGAGTGCTCAAGGTGGTGAATTCCGTATGAGTACCATTGAAGACAAAGTCGTATCCCTCAAGTTCGACAATAAGCAGTTCCAGTCAGGAGTTGCCGAGTCTCTACAGTCAGTTGAGAAACTCAACACTGGCTTGAAGATGGAGGGCGCCACCCAGGGGCTCGACAACGTCGCGAATTCCGCAAGGCGTCTGACATTCGGCGAGGCCATCAGCGGCGCCGGGAACCTGATCTCGAACATGAGCGTTCTCGGGGTATCTGGCATCGCAGCACTCGGAGGAATTGCGTCGAAAGCCGTCTCCGTCGGAGCGGACTTGATCAAGTCCCTCTCGATCGAACCGGCGCTCGACGGTTTTCAAGAGTATGAGATGCAGCTCAACTCGGTTCAGACGATTCTCGCCAACACAGCGAGCAAGGGCGAGGACATCAACAGTGTCAACGCTGCACTGGACGAGTTGAACACGTACGCGGACCAGACCATCTACAACTTCTCCGAGATGACTCGGAATATCGGTACCTTCACGGCAGCCGGTGTGGGTTTGAAGGACTCGGTGTCCGCCATTAAGGGTCTGAGCAACCTTGCGGCCGCCTCTGGCTCGACCAGCGCCCAGGCGTCAACGGCCATGTATCAGCTCTCGCAGGCTATCGCTACCGGCACGGTTCGACTTATGGACTGGAACTCGGTGGTCAACGCCGGAATGGGCGGTGAGCAGTTCCAAGAGGCCTTGAAGCGCACTGCTCGCATTCACGGCGAGGCGGTGGACGAAGCCATTGCGAAAGAGGGATCCTTCCGCGACTCCTTGCAGGACGGTTGGCTCACCTCCGAGGTCATGCTCGAGACATTGAGTCTGATGACCGGCGACTACTCCGAGGAAGCCATCCGCGCGATGGGCTATACCGAGGAGGAGACCCAGGCGATCATGGAGTTCGCGGAGACCGCCAAGGGTGCCGCGACTCACATCAAGACCTTCTCGCAGCTTGTCGGAACAGTCAAAGAGGAACTGGGCTCCGGGTGGGCCACCACTTGGCGAATCGTTCTAGGCGACTTCGAGGAAGCCGAGCAGCTTTGGACCAGTATCGGAAACGTCATCACGTCCAAGATCTCCGATATTTCCAGCGCCAGGAACAAGATGCTTCTGGAATGGAAGGAGCTGGGCGGTCGAGACGAACTCCTGCGCGGCCTGAAGAATTCCTTCGAGGCACTGATCAAGCCAATTCAGGCTATCGGTAACGCCTTCGGGAGAGTGTTCTCCGGACCGTCGGCTCAGGGACTTTACAACGTCACGAAAGCCTTTGCGGACTTCACGGCTACGCTGGTCATGAACGATCGGACGATGGAGGTTATCACATCTGCGTTCGAAGCTCTGTTCAGCGCCGCCAAGTTGGGTCTTGACATATTCGTCGATCTGGCGAAGATCGTCGGCTCGGTCCTCTTCGGAGCTTTCCACATTCTCACGACCGTTCTCGGAATAGCGATCAGGTCTACCGGAGGTCTTGTCGGGGTCATCCGAGACGCTGTGAACTGGGTGCGAAACTGGTACGAGTCCCTCAATCTATCCGAGCGCGTGATCACCGCGATCACCAATGCCTCGAACAAGATGGCGGACGCGATGGCTCGCACGGTCACATGGACTCGGCAGCTCGTCGCCGGATTCAAACAGGGGTTCACTTCGGAATACGCCTCTACATGGGACCGTCTAACGGATGCCGTCGAGCGACTGTGGAAGGCGATGAAGATCGCTGGTACTGTCATCAAAGACGTGATCCTGGAGCCTTTCAGGCAGCTCAAGAACGATAGCGGCCCTGTTGGCGATGCGGTGAACGCCGTTGGAACAGCTGTGGGCGCCGCTGGAACCGCTGCGGAGAAGGCGGGCGGATGGTTCGTACAGCTCAAGGACAAGATCGTCGCGTTCTTCCGTGGAGCGGACGAGAATTCCGAGGGATGGGGCAAGTCGTTCGCAGACAAGCTCATTCCCTTGACGGATCAGCTCATCGACAAGATCGATCATCTTTCCGACCGTACCATGGTATGGGGCAACACGATTGCGAACTGGGTCTCGCCGCGAGCTCAGGCATTGGCCAAGCACGTCGACGAGCTCAGGTCAAAATGGAGTGAATTCAAAGAAAGTCTTGGGGACGTCGACTTCTCCTGGACGGACAAACTGAAGTCTGCAGTCGCCGCAGTGGGGTCTGGAATCGGTAACGTGTTCTCCGGTATGAAGTCCGGGAACATCGACTGGTCTCCGTTCACCAAAGCGTGGAATGATCTTAAAGAGATCGTCTCGCATTACACTGAGCGGGTGAGAGGCGCCATCTCGGTGACGTCTCAGTTCGTCAAGAATCTGGATCTGGGAAGCAAAGTCTCCTCCGGGTGGTCGAACTTCCTCGACCTGCTGAAGAACATCATCGGGTTCCTCTCCAAGCTCGGGGAGTTCGCGGTGTTCGTCGGCGGTAAGATCAAGAATGCACTCGAACCGATATTCGGCGGAATTCTCAACCAGTTCAAGAACGGCGATTGGCAGGGACTCTTCGATAACCTTGTGAAGGGTGGGGCTCTTGCCACATTCGTCGTCCTGGCCAAGAAGGTGACAGACACCCTCAAGGCCATGAAAGAGACGTTCGAGGGCTGGGCCGGAATCGGTGACAGCGTTAAGGGTGTCATCGACGGATACGCGGAAAGCATGGAAGCGGCCACCGGTAAGGTGAAGGCGGAAACGCTCCTCATCTACGCGGCGGCCATCGCGGTCCTGGCAGCGTCCTTGTGGATCCTGGCTCAGGTTCCCGCGGAAAGCGTCATGGCCTCCGGTATCGCCATCGGCGTGGCGTTCACGGCCATTACCAAGGCCATGGAGAAGATGAACGACTCCATGAGCGCCGTCTCGTCTGGCAAGATGATCGTTCAGGCAGCAGGCTTGATCCTGGTCTGCACGAGTATCATCATCCTCGGACACGCCATGCAGAACGTTGCTTCTCTCGGCTGGGGCGGAATCATGAAAGGCCTCGTCGGAGTCGGAGCGGCTATCGGCATGCTGGTTGTACTGGCTAACACCATGGGATCTCCTCGTCAGCAGACTAAGTTCATCTCGTTCGGGCTGGCAATGAACCTCATGGCCGCGGCAACGCTCGTCATGACCAAGGTCGTCAAGAATCTTGGGGAGATGGATACCGGGAGCCTCATTCAGGGTGAACTGGCTCTGGCGGCGCTGCTCGTCATCGTCGGAATCTACGCCGAGATCTCGAACAAGAAGGTCAGCATCGGTTCGGCTTTGGCGTTCCTGGCCATTGCCTACGTCTTGAAGCAACTGAGCGGTATCATTTCGGAATTCGCGGCAATGCCGTGGTCCGATTACCTCAAGGGCGTCGTCATGATGGGACTGGTGCTCGCTGGACTCATCGTAGCGATGAACTTCAGTGACTCCAACATCACCGGTGCGGCCACGTTGATGATTGCAGTCCTCGCCGTCAAATTGGCAGCTTCTGAGATAGCCAACATCGCCTCCATGGACTGGGGGACCTATCTCAAGGGCGTCACCATGATGGGACTGGTGCTCGCAGCTTTGGTTATCGCCACCACTCTTGCGGACGGTGGAATTCTCGGAGCTGCTGGTATTATCCTGACGGCCCTGGCCATCCAAATCCTGGTCCCGGCGCTCCAAGCACTGGCTGACATGTCATGGGGCGAGTTGCTTGAAGGGCTCACTGGTCTCGGGCTGGCTTTGGCCGTCGTGGTCGTCGCGGGTTACGCAGCGACCGGTGCAGCTATCGGACTCCTGGCTCTAGGCGTGGCTATCGGGCTTATAGGCGCGGGTGTCGGTCTAGCGGCCATCGGTCTAGCAGCGTTCATCGAGGCGCTCACGGGGCTCTTGTCCCTCGGTGGTCAGAGTGTCGAGCTCTTCCTGCAGCTGTGTCAGGGCCTGATCGATATGCTGCCCTCGCTCGGCACAAACGCTGCGCAGGCGCTGATCAACTTCTGCCAGGTCTTGGTCGACAATCAGCAGACGGTCGTTGATACGATCACCTTGCTTATGACAGCGATCGCTCAGGCGGCTATCAACTCGGCCCCGACCATCGTTGAGGCGTTCGGCGTCATAACTATGGCTATCCTCAACAAGTTCGTTGAGCTAACGCCTCAGGTGACACAGGCCGCATTCGACATGATCATCGGGTTCATCGATACTTGTACGGCGAACATGCCGACATTGGTTGCCTCTGGTGCTAACCTGATTCTCTCCTTCCTGCAAGGGCTGAACGACTGGATCCCGACGATCGCTGATGCCGCCACGACCGCCATCGTGACCTTCATCACGGCCATCGGCGACAACTCGCCAAGGGTGGTCAACGCCGCGTTCGACACCGCGATCAAGTTCATCAACGGTCTTGCGGACTCCATTCGCAATAACAAAGATCGTTTGTATGACGCGTGCGGGAACCTGGTGGATGCCATCAAAGGTTTCATCATGGATGGCATCGAACGAATCAAGAGTCGCATCAAGTCTAAGGCCGGAGAACTGGGCAGTCATCTGGTTGACGGTATCAAGAACGCCATTCGAAACGGAGTTTCGGGGGTCATCAACCAGATCAGGGACTTGGCCAACCGAGCCATCGCCAAGGCGAAGGATTTCTTCGGAATCCACTCACCTTCCAGGGTCTTCTACGAAATCGGCCAGTACAATATTCAGGGTCTGGCTAACGGTCTCAGGGACTCCGGTGAGGCGATCGGCGCTATTTCCGACCTGAGCGACACCTTGACAGGGTCGATGAAAGCCGCTATGGACAGTCTCGACTACTCGAGTTACCTCGACGAGTCGACCATGAGTCCTGAGATCAAACCGGTGATGAACCTGGATAACATCACCGAGGGAGTCGACCAGATGCAGAAGCTCCTGAATCAGGACAGTCTCGTGGCTCCGGTAACGGCGCAAATGGCTTCGCAGGCGGCCGCACAGCCTGCCGTCACGGCCCAGCCGCAGCCTCAGGCTACAGGCGATAGGCCGTTCGGAGACGCGCAGTCGGTCGTGTTCAACCAGTACAACACGTCTCCTCGAGAGCTGTCGACAGCGGAGATCTATCGACAGACGCACAACCAACTGAGTCAGGTAAGGGAGGCCATGTATCAGTTATGATCCGCACCATCGTTCTCACCAATCCCGGTGGCGAGACGTTGGCGCTTGATCTCTTCGAGCCGTGGAATACCGGGATCGCCGTCAAGAACGTCGACGGTCTCGGTCCAGGCAAGGCCGATATTAACACCACCGACCTTGCCCTCACCGACTCAGCTCTCTTCAACGGTTCCAGGGTGCAGAAACGCACCATCTCTCTCACCCTGGTTCCGATGGAGACTCCCACGCAGGACGTGGAGCAGTCCAGGCAGAAGATCTATCGGTTCTGCCAGATCAAGCAGCCCGTACGAATCACCGTTTACGCCGACCATCGTCAGGTGTATACCGACGGATATGTCGAGTCTTCAGAGCCCGACATCTGGTCCAACCTAGAATCTCACAAAATCTCGATCCTATGTCCTTACGGATATTGGTATGACAACCACGAGGATGCTTCGGACCTTATCAACTTCGACGTTGAGGAACCATCGTTCGAGTTCTCCTGGGAAGACCCTCTGCCCGATTCCCCCACACTGGAGTTCTCGCGCACCCTGTCCGAAAAGACGGCTGTGGTGAACTATGAGGGTGACGTCGAGGCCGGTTTTCTTCTGCGTATCAAGATACTCAAGGCTAATCCGCTTCCGATCACCTTGACCGAGACGGTCTGGCAGCAGACGATGAAGCTCACAGGCAAGTGGACACCGTCCGCCACGGCGTATCAACCATCTGTCGGAGACACCATCGAAGTGGACACTCGTGTCGGTCGAAAAGGAATCTATCTGGAGAAACCGAACGGAACTCGCTACAAGGGAATGTACTTCCTGGACTTCAACTCCGACTGGCTTCTCATGCATCCGGGACGAAACGAATTCCACTACTCCATGTCTGACAAGACGGCTGTGGATATTCGATTCACCACGGACATCACGTATCAGGGGGTGTAAATGTATCTGGCCGTACTCGACGAGTCCTGCAACCTCACGCATCTCGTTGATGATTATATCTCGGTCGTGTGGACGGAGCGCTTCCATGGCTACGGTGATTTCAAGTTGGTCGTGCCTGGAACGTATGCCAACCTCCAGGAGTACCAGCTGGATTTTTACTTGTTCACCAAGGACACGAACAAGCTGATGATCATCGAGCAGGTCGAGATGGAAACGCACTACGGCGAGTCCAGCACACTCACAATCACTGGCCGCTCGATCGAGTCCATCCTTGACAGGCGAGTACTTCACCCATATCCGGTGAACGACTACACCATCTGCGCCAAGCACGAGTCCACTAACGGCGTCATTCGAGACGTCGTCAAGGACATGACGAATCTCCTGTTCAAGGTCGACGATTCAAGTCACCCGAGGCACGTGCAGGGCTTCCGCTGGTACCATCCATGGGATCTACCCGCCGATATTCTGCATGGGCGCGACGGAAGCGCCATGGATATAGGGTCGATGCGGCTCGGGTCCAACGAAGCGATCAGAACGTCCTCTGGATCTCACGTTGAGAACGCGGGTGTCTACGGGGAGGCCACTTGGGACCAGTACATCATGCAGGGCTCGTGGTACACTTTGATGCAGGACATCACGGACCTTAACATGAGCGGATGGGCGATCGAGTTCGCTGACGACAATCCTTGGTACTGGTACGGGTATGCATATCTCGGAATCAACCGAACTGATTCGCAGAGTACGAACCCTCCCGTGACGTTCTCGCCCTCTTTCGAGAACCTGTCCAAAGGCACATATCTCAAGTCCAAGGTCGGAACCCGAACGAAGATCTTCTCCGGACTTCAGCAGGTGCATGTCACCTCTGGTATGGAGCAGGAATACATGTGGCAGACGGACGTCAACATCCAGAACGAGTCCGTGGTCGTCGGCACCAATGGCCTCGGTCTTCGAGAGGGATATCTCGAGAATCCCGGGGTTATGACCCATAACGGGTACCTGGCCACGAGTGCGAATTCCGCGAGAACTGGGAACACGGGCGTGGACCCAGAGGCCGCCAGACGGCAGCTGAAGGACAAGTGCGACACGGAACTGTGGAAGCATATGCCTATTCAGATGTACGAAGGTGTTGCCGCAGTCAACTCGATCTACAAGTATCGTGAGGACTTCTTCCTGGGCGACTTCGTACAGATAGAGAACGAGTACGGTCAGAAGGACGTCGCCCGGGTGACCGAGTACGTTCGTTCATCAGACGTCAACGGGGACACCTTCTACCCAACGTTCTCGTCTTTGTCAGATCTACAGAAGAGTAAGCCGGGGTTGAACATCAAATGACGCTTACCAGTGGTTTCTACTCCTCGAAGGACGGAGACCGCAAGTATTCAGCAGAACAGATGGGTGAGCTCTTCGACGGCCTCATCCATTACGGCATCTACCAATCATACGGCCAGGCCCTGGGCGTCACGGCGATCGGCGGAAAGTGGGCTGTTCGCATAGGCACAGGCCGCGCGTTCCTCAACAAGACTTGGGTGAACAACGACGCGCCGTACGACCTTCCGCTAGAGCAGCCGGACGTCACCCATCCTCGCTGGGACTTGGTCTGCTTGCGCATCAACAGAGACCCGTCGGTCAGGGCTGCTTCGTTCGCCGTCTACAAAGGCGTGTCCAGCAGCAATCCGCAGGTTCCGAACGTGCGAAATACGGACCTCGACAAATGGTATCCCCTGGCAAGGATTCGCACGAGTCCCGGTATGCAGCAGGTCACGTATAACCAGATCTGGAATGCTCGAGGTTCGTCCGCTACACCCTGGGTGACCGGCGTCGTCGAGAGTCTCGACGCTTCGACCCTATATGCCAAGTGGGACGCTCAGTACGAGCTGTGGTCCTCCGAGCAGCAGAAGGCGCAATCTCTGGACTTACAGAACTGGATGTCCGAGCAGAAGACAGACTACGAGTCCTGGCGCAACACTCTGAAGACCACCCTCGACGGAAACGCCGCGACGAAACTCGCTCAGCGTCTCGACATTGTCGAGAAACAGATCGCGTCGTTCACGCAGGGCGTGGCGATCAAGGACGTCCTTCTGGACGCTCAAAATGGCGCAGAGATCCAGGACCATGCGGGCAACCCCATCAATGCCCAGCGCCTCTACATGATGGTTTGAGCAAAGGAGTATATCCATGAAGATCTCGGACTATCCCGAGGCCACATACATCGGTCCGAACACCGATTACTTCGTCGTTCAGAACGGGGCCACCAGCACGAAGAAGATCAACGCGGACTCATTCCGGTTCGCGATGTTCGACAACGTGCCGATGATGCATCGTGTCCTCGCCAGGGGATACAACCTCGGTTCGTCGTTCACGAGTCAGCAGCAAGCCGCTATTTCCTCAGGTAAGTTCACGAACTTGTGGATCGGCGACTACTGGACTACGGGAGACACGAAGTGGTACATCGTCGATTTCGACTATTGGGGTGCGTGCGACAAGTCGATCGGTCGCCACATCGCAGTTATGCCCGACCGTAACACGTCTTCAGCGGTGATGCACCGAGGCGAGTACTGCGGCGGATTCCGCAACAGCGAGCTCTTCGCGGCCCTGAATGATAACCCGAAGACGAACGCCACGAATGCCTACGGTCTATTCGGAGAGTCGCATATTATAGCGCACAACTCCTGGTTCGAGAACCGTTGGGACACGGACATCAAGTACGGCGGCACTGTCCGCGAGGAGGGGTACCGCCTCTATGCCCAGAACGGAGAGGTGTTCAAGATCAAGGTGACGATTCCCACCGAGCAGATGCTGTTCGGCGCGCACATTAAGCAGTCGTTCCAGAACGGTTCCGAAGGCGCATACAGGGCGGAGTGCCGTCAGCTTCGGTATTTCCAGCTGTTCAATCACCATAACCCGAACGAGGATTTCTGGCTCCGTGACCAGACGTGGGCCAACTACTTCAGCGCCTGGAAGGGCAACCTCGCTCGTGATGAGATCATGACGAGTTCTCTAGGAATCCGGCCGGTTCTGGCTATCGGAGGCTGACAAGTGCGCCCAGAGCTCACTATGACATTGACCATCGTGACAAGCGTACTCGCGTCTAGTGGTCTATGGGCCTTCTTGGATCGCAGGGCGGACAGGAAGGATGCTCGAACGCAGCTCCTTCTCGGCATCGCGCATAACCAAATAATGGCTCTCGGGACGGCGTACCTGTCTCGAGGATACATCACCATCGACGAGTACGAGGATATGCAGAAATATCTGTATTCCCCGTATTCGTCTTTCGGTGGCAACGGCATGGCCGAGAAGGTCATGAAGGAAGTCCAGGAACTTCCTATACATTTCCCGGAGACTCGCAAACACTACAGACCGGAGGACAAGCATGTCTAACTCCACCTACGACAAGGCCAAGTGGGTTGCCCTCACCCTGCTTCCCGCACTGTCGGCCCTCTACGTCGCTCTCGCCGCCTCGCTCGGCTGGGGTCACGTGGATGCGGTTGTCGGGACCATCGCCGCTGTCGACACCTTCATCGGCACGCTGCTCGGCATCTCGGCCAAGAACTACACCCCGTCCGCCGACGGCGTCCTGCACGTCGACCACGCCAAGCAGGAAGTCTACGCCGCTCTCGAGAAGCCGGCGAAGGACCTCACCGAGAACAAGACCGTCACCCTGGCGGTGAACGAGGTCGCCTGATCGCGCCTCCAACATGTCCTATAATGAGAACCCCATCTGAAAGGACAACCCGAAATGAACACTCCCGAACACAATGCTGAGAACGCCCTGAAGGACGCTTACGCATTCATCGACGGAATGGACCCCGACGCGGAGGCGTACGCGAATGCGCTCGCCAACATCCGTGAACTGGAAGCCATCTGCGCGAAGCATCGAGACGAAACTCGGCGTGCCGAGAAGCACGAGAGCGAACTCGATAAGCAGCGAGCAGTGAAGCTTCCGTCCCCGGACACGATCGTCACATGTGCGACGTCTCTCGTGTCGGTCCTTCTCGTCGTGAAAGCCGAGAGCATCCTGCCGGTTACCAGCAAGGCACTCGGATTGATCACGAAGGTCCGTATCTGACCGTTCAACGTCCCAGAACCCATATTCGAGCAACTCGCAAGAACATGGGTTCTGGGACTTGGATTCTAAAAATTCCCGGGTGGGCCGTCAGGACTCGCAAACTCAACACGCCCTATAATGAGACCCCGACTATCGGAAGGAATACACCATGTCCTACGGCACCAAGCTCAAGGAGATCGCTCTGCACGACTCGCTCGCGGTTTGGCTGTACCTCGACAACCTCGAGAAGACAGCTGATCCCGTGTACGCGAACGCGCTCGAGCGGCTTGCTTACGAGCGGCTTGCTCAGGATCACGTGACCGCCTGAACATATTCATAACCCCCCCC